AGAATGGTGCTAGCGGTGCGGCAAAGGACTGCCAGAAGGCGTATGAGTGGTTAGACAGGTTCGACAGCATTGTGCTTTGTTTTGATGCAGATGAACCCGGTCAAAAAGCCGCCAATGCAGTTGCTGAAATCTTCGGTTCTAAAGTTAAAATCTTCAAACATGCCGAAGGCTTTAAAGACGCATGCGACTATTCCAGCGTCAACAAGTCTGCAGACTTTGTCAGACTATGGTGGGCTTCAGAGCAGTACATTCCCGATGGCATTATCACAGGATCGTCACTCTATGACGCTGTAATGGCTCCATTGGAAAAAGCATCGGCATTCTATCCGTTTGCATCACTGAATGACTTGACAGGCGGCATTCGGTCACAGGAAATGGTGGTGGTGACGGCTGGTAGCGGCCTTGGCAAATCACAGTTCCTTCGTGAATGCGTCTGGACACTTCTGACCAGCACTAGCGACAACATTGGCCTAATGTTTCTTGAGGAATCAGTCAGGAAAACAGGCTTGTCTATCATGTCTTTGGCGATCAATAAGCCTTTGCACCTAGCAGAGACTGAAGCCACCGATGCAGAGAAACAAAAAGCCTATGACATGACGCTAGGCTCTGACAGGCTTTATCTCTATGACAGCTTTGGGTCTAATTCAATTGACAACATTGTGTCTAGGGTGCGTTACATGGCGAAGGGTTTAGAGTGTCGATATGTTTTCCTAGACCATATCTCTATTGTCATCTCTGACCAGTCGCATGGTGATGAACGCAAGGCTATTGACGAGATCATGACCAAGCTTAGGATGCTGGTTCAAGAGACAGGTATCACTCTGTTTGCGGTGTCTCATCTCCGCAGGCCAGATGGCAACAAAGGCCATGAGGAAGGTGCGGCTACTTCCTTGGCTCAGTTGAGGGGTTCAGGAAGTATTGGACAGTTGGCAGACATGGTGCTAGGATTAGAGCGTCATGCACAGTCAGACGATCCAATTGAACGCAATACGACACGCTTGCGTGTTATCAAAAATCGCTACAGCGGCGAGACTGGCCCTGCTGGTGCGGTGATGTATGACAAAGTGACCGGTCGCATGACTGAGGTTATTGAAACACTATGATGACATTCTTATTGGGTGCTGTTTCCTTCATTGGTTTTTTAATCAGGAGATAAAGATGAGCTACTACAATCAGGAAGACTATGTTCACATTGATGCTTACGGCGAACTTCAAGATCAGTTGATCGAGGTTCAGCGTGAACTCAAAGGTGCTAACGAAGATGCTGACTTTTTTGAGAAAGAAAATGAAACTCTGAAGATGCAAATTGCTTACCTTGAGGCTAAGTGCAAGACGCTAGAGTGTGCTTTAGACCGCTACAATCTGGTGGTGGCATAGCATGGCTTGGTGGCTGATACTGGTGGTCATGGTCATTTACGCCAGTGTTGGCGTGATGGAAGCAATGCGGGGTAACTGGGCTATGTTCATTGTCTGGTTCGGTTACTCTGTCTCTAACATTGGGCTGGCTTGGCTGGCTTGGAAAGGTTAAACATGGGCAAGTACATTAGACCTTCAGTGCTGAAGATGCACTATGACAGGAAGAAGCAGATGCTTGAATACATGAAGACTGAGCAGGCATCGACAGATGCAGCAGTGGAATTGGACATTCCACAGCAGTCTGTCTGGCGCTATCTGCGAGAGATGCAGAAGTCAGGACATGTTGTTAAGATTGGTGACAGCTTCAATGCCAAGTACAAGGCCACAGGTAAGCACCTGACATTGGAAGAGCGGCGCACTAACAAAGTGAACACAGGTTTTGTTGTCTGCGGAGTACAATTCTAATGAACAGATTCGATCTAGAGCAGGCTATCTTTGAAGCTGACATGACCGCTGACTTGAAGGCAGCATTTGAAATGCACTGTGACGGCTCACCGATGACACAGGATGAGGTTGACAACATGCTGATGGGTTTGTGGCAAGTCTGTAAACTTCGTCAATGGAAACTCTGGGACACCTTCTGTCGTGTCAATCAGGTTGACGATTACAGGGTAATGAAGGAGGATGTAGAATGACGCTAAGTATTGATACTAAGGCTACAACCTCAACAGTAAGCGATAAGCAAGAGCCTGTGGCGTGGGTACATAGGTTTATTGAAGGAGGTTTTTCACTTGGTAAAAAGCCAGCGGATTTAGACCGTCATCCAGATAGATGGCAACCTTTATACGCCGCACCTGTACACTCCTGGGAAAGCATACGAGAAACTGTAGAACTCAGAGGCAGTCACTCAGAAGAATACGAGGAAGGTTTCTGGGCTGGACTACGAGCGTATGAAGACAAGTTGAGAGAACAGGACTGGTATGGTCAGCATCAATGGCAGTGTGGCTATGAGCGTGGATGGGATGCAGCAATGGAGAAGAAAGAGAATTCACTGCCGCTAATGCAAGAAGGCAAAGACTTCACAATCAGTAAGCCTTGGGTTGGGCTGACGGATGAGGAAATAGAGCAGCTTTGGAACAGTTGGTTAGATGGGGATGACAACACTGATTGGGGATTTGAAAGATCCATCGAAGCCAAACTAAAGGAGAAGAACACATGAGCAACGATGATGTCATCGCTGAATTAGAGCGTGAAAACCAGATGCTTCGTGCAAGGAATGAACGACTAGAAAAGGAAAACACATGGCTGGAAGCGGCACTAGCGAACGCACAGATTCAACTGTTGAACAAGGTCAACGAGAGCAACCATTGACACCTTGCAGTAAAGTGTGTAAATTCGACTATTCTAAAGGAAGGTGTTCAGCATGCAAAAGAACCGAAAGAGAACTGATGATGTGGTCGCAGATGACTCAAGACCAAAGAAGGATGATAATGCTGTCGCTAAAGGATCGCCAGTAAGCATCTCTGCCTGCTACAACAAGAACGGCGTACAAGAGATTTATGTGCTATACTCTGATGGCTCTATCAAAGTGAAAAGGGACAATAGTGACTGGATCTGTCTATAAAAAGTTTGATAAAGAGTTGTTTGATAAGAACGATTCCATAGCAAGAAGCAAAGCAAAAGAATACTTTTTATCTAAAGGGCAAGAAGTTAAAGACAACGAAGATAAGTATGGCCCTGACTTGGTTTTAGGCTCTGGTGTCAGCGTTGAATTAGAAGTTAAACATTCTTGGAAAGGTAGAAAGTTTCCTTTTAAGACTGTTCAGATACCTGAGAGAAAAGAAAAGTTTGCAAAGATTGGTTGTCTATTTGTTATGTTCAATTCTGATTTAACAAGCGGTTTTTTAATACAGTCAAAAGACATACTAGAGTCTCCAAAAGTTGAGGTATCTAATAAGTTTGTTAAGAGTGGTGAAAAATTCTTTCAAATAGACATAGACAAATGCGAACAGTTTTTCTTGACATAGAGACAAATACCCAACATGATAGGATATGGTGTTGTGTTACTAAGGCTGACGGGGAAGTAAAGGTATGGACGGAAGCAAGAAAGTTGAACGAGTATTTAAAGGACAGCGACACAATCGTTGGACACAATCTCATTTCGTTCGATGCACCGATATTGAATCGGCATTGGAATACGAAGATTCGTTTGAACCAGTGCAAAGACACCCTACTGATGTCGAGACTACTGAACCCAAACCGAGAAGGCGGTCACAGCCTAGCCGCTTTCGGACTAAGATTGAAGAATCACAAGATAGACTTTCAGGACTTCGACGGCGGTCTAACGCAGGAGATGATTGACTATTGTATTCAGGATGTGAACTTACTTGAAGAGGTATACCATGCACTCGAAAATGAGAAAAGAATTCTTGGATTCTCTAAGCAATCAATGGACTTGGAGCATGAAGTTGCTGCAATCATTGCAAAGCAAGAGCGAAGAGGCTTTAAACTCAATGTGCCTAAGGCTATGGAGTTTGTGGCACTACTCAGGGACAAAGCTGCCGGAATCGAGCAACAACTTCAATCCGTCTTCGCCCCTATTGTTCACACCAGAGTCAGCGAAAAAACAGGAAAGCCCCTCAAAGACAGAATCGAAGTCTTCAACCCCAGCAGTCGGCAGCAAATTTCCAAACGCCTCCAAGAGAAAGGCTGGAAGCCAGAGAAATTTACAGAGAAAGGCCAAGCAATAGTTGATGAAACAGTCCTCGCTAATGTCCCTATTGCTGAGGCTCAACTTATTGCCGAGTACTTGCTGCTTCAGAAAAGGGTGGCTCAGGTTGAATCATGGCTTGAAGCTGTACGAGAAGATGGGCGTGTCCACGGTAAGGTCATCACCAACGGCGCAGTCACAGGACGAGCAACCCATTCATCCCCTAATCTTGCCCAAGTCCCTAACACAGGAAGCCAGTACGGAAAAGAATGTAGAGAATTGTGGGAGTGTGCAGAAGGCTACAGATTAGTAGGTACAGACTTGGCACAGTTGGAATTGCGTTGCCTAGCACATTACATGAAAGATCCTGAATACACCAAGGAGTTGTTGAGTGGCGACATCCACACAAAAAACCAACAGGCGGCTGGCCTTGCTACTCGAAGCCAAGCCAAGCAATTCATCTTTGCGCTATGTTACGGCGCAGGGCCGGAGAAAATCGGCCTTATTGCTGGCGTTAATAAGGCAGAAGGACAAAAACTTATATCTAGGTTTCTGGCAAATACCCCGGCTCTCAAAAGCCTCCGAGAAAAAGTTGAACGCTTGTCAGAGAAAGGGACAATTCCGGGGTTGGATGGTCGTATCCTTCATGTACGATCCACTCACGCAGCCCTCAACACCTTATTGCAAAGCGCAGGGGCGATTGTTAGCAAGCAATGGATGGTTGAAATCAAACGCCAATGTCAGAAGGAGAACATCGAGTATCATCAAGTCGCATGGGTGCATGACGAGTTGCAGTGTGAAGTTAGACAGGAGTTTGCTGACAGATTTTCAGTGATCGCTGTTGAAGCTGCCAGAAGGGTTACAGATGTCTTCAAGATGCGTTGTCCTATGGATGCTGAGTCAAAGATTGGTTTAAATTGGTATGAATGTCATTAAAGACTTGACTTGGACATATTTTTATGGTAGACTTCATAAATAGGAGGAAACCATGTACCAACTTAAAAACAAACCACAAGCAG